CGGCGTCGCTCGCGATAATCGGAGCCGCGCCGGGTGCCGTGATGCTCGCGCCGGGGATTCGATTCGTGGCCGTCGAGACCGCCGAATACTCAGCGCCGCCCGTGGCGTGCGCGTCGAGCCACCAGCTACACAGCGGCCCCCACGAGTGCAGGATGCGCGCGCTAGCTGCTGCGCGCCGCGCCTGCCTCGGCGCTGTGCGGATCGCGCTGCGCGCTTGGCCGGCGGCGTAGATCATCAGTAGGTGACGCCCTGCGCGTGGATCGCCACAGTCTCGCCACCGGCGAGCGCCAAGACGCGCACATAGCAGCGCAGCGCGCCGCGCGGCTCGATCTGTAGGACGCCGCCGCCGTCAGCGGTGGTGAACGTGGTCGGCGGGACGTCGGTGTAGGCGATCCATCCCGCCGGGCCGAGCAGGTAGACCGCGACCTGCGCCGAGGTGCCGCCCGTGATGCCGATCCAGAGTTGCGCGAATCGCTGATCGCGGAGGTCGTAGCCGTCAGTCGGCAAAGTAGGCGCGGCCGTGGGCGCAACGATGCCGGTCGTAGAGCCGAGAGCGATCGGAGCCTGGAACATCTCACACCTCGGACGGTAGGGGGCGCGGCCCCGTAGAGCCGCGCCCCCGCCTGTCAGCTAGGGCACGTTGCTGCCGATGATGCCGAACTCGTACGCCTTGGCGTAGAAGCTTGCCTGGAACTTGGCGACCATGTTGACGAAAATCCCATCCTCGGACGGCAGGACGTCGAGGGTCGGGGCCTCGCCCATCCAGATGCCCACGGGGCTTTTGTCGCGGTCGATCAAGAACCAATCGTCGTCATCGGTGGCGAACGGATGCACGATCACCTGCGCGTACTGCGCGAAAGTATTCGTCTGCATGTCCGAGCCGCTGTAGACGCTGCCGATCAGCTCCTTGGCGATCCGCTCGTTCTTGGGGCTGACGACCAGCACCATGTTCGAGCCCGCCATGTTCATCGGGAGCGCCTGCTGGTTGCGGTAGTTGCGGAGCAGTTGCTTCGCAGCATCCAAGGTGGTCTCGCTGAGCGCCGCCACGAGAAGATTGTCCTGCGTGCCGGCGGCCACCGTGGTCTGCGCGAAGCCGAGGCCGGTGTCGATGAAATTCTTACCGACGCCGACCTGACCCGCACCCGCACCCGCCATCGGGTGAGCGGACGTGAACAGACCACCGAGACCGTCGAAGAACAGCTTGTTGACGTTCTGAGCAGCCGCGTTGGCGAGCTGCCGACCAGCATCGGCGGCGAGGTTGGTGGACCAGTTGAGCTGCGCCCACGGGACGCGGTGCTTCAGGACGAAGGCTTCCTGAGTGATCGTGCTGATGCCGCTGGTCAGGTCCGAAGCCGTAACCGAGGTCGTGGCCGAGGTGACCGACTGCGCGAGGCCGCCGGCGTTGGTCGCCATCAAGCGCGCCTGACCGCCCTCGTAGTCGAGCACTTCGCAGCAGCGCGCGTAGTCCTCGGTGGACTGCGCGAGCTGATCGACGAAGGTCTCTTGTGCGATGCGGATCACATTGTCGAGAGAGTTAGCCATGATTCAGATCCTAGTGCATCAGGCCCGCGCGGCGGGCCTCTTGGATGCGCTGTGCGCGCTCGTTGCGCGCTGCGATGTAGTCCTGCTCGGTCTTCACGAACACGATCGCGCCCTGCGGATAGCCGGTCACCGTCTGTAGGCCGTCCAATCGGATCCAGCCCTTGCCGGTGTAGCGAACATCCAAAGCCGCGATCTGCCCTTCAGGCAGAGCCGGATCGACGATGGCAGAGCGCCAGCCGTCGGGCAGACCGAGCACACGCCCAGGCTGCATATCAGCGTACGAGGAGCGATCTTTGCGCTTGGCGCGCGCCGCCTCGACCGCCTCCTGGGTCGGTAGGGCAAGCTCGGCCGGGCTCTTGGGTTGCTCTTCGATCGTTTTCTTCTTGGTCGCCATTGTGGCACCTCCGCGCGTAGTCTAGCGCTTGTCGAACATTGCCTGCAAGGACTTAGCACTTACCAGCGTCGATCGACGCTGCCCCGTCAGGATCTGCGCCACCGCGCTAGACCGCTCGCCGATGGCCGCCAGCGGCGAGGGTGCCGGCGTGGCTGCGCGCACCGTCTCGGGGTGCTTGCCGATCCACGCCTCAAGCGCCTTGGCCCCGTCAGCCGTGCGCGGGTCGAGATCGGGCACGTACTCATGGTATGCCGGCAGCACACCCGCGCGCTCAAGCGCCGCCGATCGAGCCTCGCCACGCAAGCGCGCCCGCTCAGTCTCGACCTCGGCCCGCCAGGCGGTGCGCTCGGCCTCAAGGCGCTCGGCCTCGGTCATGGCCGCTTGCGTCGCCTCGTCGGCTGCTGCGTCTGCTGCGGCCTTGGCCGCGCGGAGCTCGGCAAGCTGCTCCTGCATCGCCGCGAGCTGCGCGCTGTAGTCCGGTGCCGTCGTCGTGGTCTCGGCCGGCGTGGTCTCGGCCGACTGGACCTGCTCTGTCGTCTGCTCGTCCATCTCTCCCCCTATAGATACCGGGTCACGCGCCCGGCCTGGATATCGGCTGCTAGCTCCCGTGCGAGGATTGCGTCGCCGCTTGTCGATGTGATCTGCGTCCGACCGCCGAACGCAAGCGCCCGCGCCGCTAGCGCTGTCAGCGCCGTGCCGACGCCCTGGATCTCGCGAAGCGTCGGCTGGATCGGATTGAGCCGCAGCCGCTTCCAGACCTGCGCGCCTTTGAGTCGATTGGCGACGAGCACGCGCTGATTCGTTCCGCGTTTGTTCTTCTTGATCCGGCTACCTAGCGACCGCCCGGCAAACTCGATCACAGCGCCGACGGCGCCGAAATTGCGGACACGCAGGCCGCCCCACATGCCGCCCGTGATATTGCCGGGGATGGTCCGGCTAGTCTCGCCGTGCATCGCTTGGCTGCCAGCGTATGACCGCTTGCGCGTGCCGATCGCCTGCGCATAGCTCTCGCTGATGATGTACGGCCGGCGGGTGCTGTAGGGCCTCGACTGCGAGGCGAAATCGCCGCGCATCGCCCGCGCGCGCGTCGTGCGTGCCAGCCGCGCCGCCGTCGTCAGCGCCGCCGAGAGCCGGCCGATCGCCTGTAAATCGTTGGCGGCGACTGCGCGCTGCACCGTCTTGCCGCCGATCCGCACCTCGATCGGATCGCTCATACTGCCCCCGTTGGCGGCGTCGGCGGCGTCGGCGGTGTAGTGCCGAGCGCCAGACCGAGATCCCGCACCTCGGCCAGATTCTGCGCGATGCGTGCCCGCGCACCTTCGCGGCTCAAGCCGTCGCGCGCCATCAGGTAGTCAACCGGTGACAGCGTGCCGGCCGCCATCTGTAGCTGCACCGCTTGCGCTTCGTGCAGCGGGTCGGCGTAGGGCAAGAACTTGGCGAAGCGCAGCGACACGCCAATGTCATCGGGGATCTGTAGCGGGTCGGTGCGATTGGCGATCTTTGCCATCAGCCGCAGCATCTCGCCCTCGGCCGCCTCGAAGATCGGGATGTAGCGCTGCGCTGCGTCTACGCGATCCCGTGCGTCGGCGGCCCTGGCGGTGGCCGTGGTCGAGGTGTTGTTCTTCAGGAACGCATCCGGCGACAGGTCGAACATGCTGCACAGCAGCCGCAACCGTGCCTCGTTCCACGACGTGATCTGTGCCAGCGGCGGCTGACCCTGCACGATCCGTAGCGTCGGGCTCGGCGCCGTCGGGTCCATGCTGTAGAGCGCAAGGACCTTCTCCGGGCCGACCTGAAGCTCCTCGACCATCTGCCCGAGCTGCGCGCCCTCAAGCACGCGCTGGCCCCATGCCTGCGTATGAACTAGCAGCTCGGTGTCAGACTCCTGGATCATCAGCGCGACGGCCGCGTTTAGGATCGCGTCGTTGATCGGCGCCTCGTAGCGGCCGGGCATCGGCGACTCGGAGCGGATGCCGACCGCCGGGATCATGCCGAGGCCGTGCGCGATGCTGTCGCCGATGAGCGGCATCTTGCCGCCGGCAGTCTGATACCACGCCTCCGTGGCGCTCAGGTACATCTCGCCGTAAACCACAGCGCCGGCCTCATTCTGCATCGGGATCTTGCAGCGGACGGCGCGCGCCGCTTGGAGGTCGTAGGCGTGCAACACGTCGCCGTAATCAAGATCGAACTGCCAGGGGCTGAACACCTGCCACCGGAACGCGCCGGCCCGGTCTCGGATCGGAACACAGATCACCGTCTGCTGCACAAGCAGCTCGCGGTGGATGTGCAGCATCGTCTCGTCGATCCGGCTCTGGTCGTACAGCGCGCGGAGCTTCTGGAACACCGGCGCCGGCAGGGTCGCGTCACCGAAACGGCGCACGACCGGCCGCGCGTACAGAGCGCCCGAAAGCTCGTGCGCGTAGCGCTGCACCAGCGGGACATAGCGCTCTTGGATCCCGCGAGTGCGCGGAAACGTCTTCGCTAGCTCAGCCGCGATCGACCGGTAGTCGCCGCGCAACAGCTCGTCAATCTGGCGAGATCGCGCGCGAAACCTGGTCTCGTTCAGCACATCGACATCACCACCAAACAGCAACATCGCACACCTCCTCCGGCCGCAGTCTAGCGCCGACACTGCGCCGCGTCACGCCTAGAAGTGCGCGACGTTTGGCCCCTCGTTCCGCCCGGCAAACAGCCCATCCGGCCCGCGCGTGTGCCGTAGTGGCAGACGCCCGGCGTGCAGGTCCGGGAACCGCAGGCCGGCAACGATCGCGTACCGCAGCGAGTCGATCGCGTGGTCGTGCACGTTGTCCTTGTAGATCCGATCCGTGGGCGTGCCGCTGCGATCGCAGACGTACCGATAGCCCTGCATCGACGGCACGATCCCTTGTAGGTCGCCGTCGTACGTGCGCGGCAGCGACGACGAGAACAGCAGCGTCGGCGGAGCATCGACCGGGGCGAGCATATCCGACACCGCCGTGACGCCGTGACGCACGTACTGGTCGTGCCGCGTCGATAGCGGCATGACGATCGTGCGGCGCGAACCCCATACCGAGCGCAACCACTGATTCTCGACAGGGATCGCGCGGTCTGCCGCGATGAGGTACGGCGTCCGGCTGTAGGTGTCAATCATCGTCTGCACCGTCTGCCGCCAGTGGCCCGATGACCTCGGCCGCTCGACGCGCTCGTCGACCACGATCCACCGGCCATCCGGCAGCACCTGGATCGCCAGCGCAACCGCGCGCGCCACGCCCCAGTCGACGCCGAACACCCACCGCGCGCCGGCCTCGTGCGCCCGCCAATCGTGCGCGAC